CTGGCCCGCTACGGCCCCAAGGCGCTCGGCGCCTTGGCCAAGCGCTTTGGCACCGATGCGGCCGGGATCACGGCGGGATTGGCGGTAGAAGCGGCCACGGGCGTGCAGCCGGTGTTCGTGACCAACTGGCCGGCAGGCGGTATTGGAGGCAAGGTGCCGGCGGAGGCTGGCAACGCGGTGCGTAAGCATGGATGGAAACTTGGAATATTGGGGCGCTTGGGAGTCGGCGGGGCAATGATGTGGGGCATGAACGAAGGGTTTCATGCGCTCGGCCTCAAAAACTCCACTATCGAAAGTATAGGCCAAAACTACGACCAGTCTTCTGAATCCTACGGCCGCTTGCTCGAAGTGCTCTCCGGCCAGCGTGACTGGCATACCGGCGAGACGCGCCAGCCTATCGAGATCAACAACCAGATCAGTATCGACCGCAACGACCGGGTGACTTCCGAGACCAGTGACATGAACACCCATGTCACTACCGAACTCAAGCGCGCGAGGTTCAACTAATGGCCGATCTTTACGCCGCCGAGATCGACGGCTACGCCATCGACTGCAAAACGTTAGAGGATGGTTTTGAAAAGGCGCTCGCGCTGGTCGAGTACCCCTGGCGCGACGGTGCCCAGACCGAGGATATGGGCCTGCGCGCGCGCTGGATCCGCATCCGCTGTTACTGGTTAGAAGAGCGCTACGCCGAGCATGTCGCATTTTTGGAGCACCTGAAAAGCCGTGAGCTGTTCGAGTTTTTCCATCCTAAATACGGTCTGGCCCAAGGGCGCATCGAGGCGGTTGTGGTGCGCCACGACGAGCGCCAGGAGTGCGCCGAGGTCGATCTGGCCTTTGTCGAGGATATGCTCAGCCAGGAGGAGCCGATCCTTTATCCGGACGTGGGCGCGGCGGCCGACGAGGCGTTCATCACCGGCCAGACCGAGTTGATGGAGAGTTTTGCCGCGCAGGCCCGCGAGACATTAGGGGCCGAGGCGGTGGATATCCTGAACCGCGCGCTCGATCCCGCCCTGGGGATCGTCGCGCAGTTTTCCGGGGTAACCACGGCCGCGCGCAACTGGCTCAAGGGCGTGGAGCGCTATGTGCTCACGTTGCAGGCCGCGGCCACGGATGTGGTCAATCCGGCCAACGCCTTGCTGGCCATGATCGACTACGGGGCCAATCTGCCCGGCCGGGTCATCGGGCCGCTGGCGATGGTCTTTGAGCGCTATGCGCGCCTCAACGATTCGCTGCGCGCCGCGCCTGACCGTTACATGGCCAATTTGCAGAACCACATCGATGCGCTGGCTGCGGCGGCGCAGGATTTCGCGGGCCAGACCCGCACGGCCGGCGCCCAGCGCATGGCGCTGGAGGCGGCTGATATTTATGCGGCCGACGAGCAGGTGCGCAACCGGGTGCGCCAGCGCGAGCTTGCGCAAACATCGTTTGATATGGAGGGCAACTTTTTTCCGGCTGCAGATGTCGGCCAGGTGCTGACGGTGCGCGAGCTCGACCTGAGCCTGGCGGCGGCGCGCACGGCCATCCAGGCGGCCATCGATGCCGATCGCTCGCAGCAGAGCCTTAAAACATTGGCCCGCACGCTGCTGGACCACGTGGCGATCGTAAAACTGGAGCGGGACCGCATTGCGCGCATTTTGCTGGACAATCCCATGCCGTTGCATCTGGTTTGCCTGATGCGCGGGCTGCCCTATGCGTATGCCGAGCGCATTTTGGCGATCAACGATATCGCGCATCCCAATTTCGCGGCCGGCGAGGTGGATGTCTATGCCCGATAGCATCGCCTTGCACGTGGCCAACCGCCGCCTGGACAAATTCGTCAGCTATCATGTGCAGGCCGACCTGTATTGCGCCGACAACTACTTCCGTATCGATTTGCACGATCCGGGCTTCGAGATCCCCGAGGCGGCGCGCTGTCAGCTGTCGATCAACGGCATTCCCGCGCTGACCGGCATCATCGACTTGATTGCCGATGCCGATGACAAGCGCGGCACGCAACTGGCGATCGAGGGCCGCGATCTGATGGGCCTGCTGGTGGACAGCTATGTCGAAACGTTTGTCGATGAAGAGAACATGCCGCTCAAGGAGCTGGCCGAAACGCTGCTGGCCACGGTGCCGTTCATCAACCGCAACAATGTGCGCTATCAGGCCGGTCTGGCCGGCGCCAGGGCCAATGCGGTATCGAGCCGGGCGGCCGATCCGCTGGCGGCATTGATGGCCGGCCAGAAAAACACCCACATCGAGCCAGGCGCCACAGTGTTCGAGGTGCTCAAGCGAGCAGCCATGAGCCGCGGGGCTATGTTTTACGGCCTGCCCGACGGCACGTTCGTATTCGGGCGGCCCAAGGCGGCCGGAGCGGCGCTTTTTTCGGTCACCCACCGCACGGACGGGCGCGGCAACAATGCCTTCCGCTCAACGCGGGTGCGCAATACATCCCGCCGCTATAGCAAGATCGTGGTGGTGGGGCAGCAGCAGGGCGACGACCTGTTGGGGGCCGAGCAGATCAACGTGCAGGCCACGGTCAGTGACCCGCAGGCGCCGTTTTACAAGCCGCTTGTCGCCCTGCTCAACGACGATGCAGTCAGCCCGGCGCAATATGCCCGCATGCTGCTGGAGATCCAGCGCAGCGAGGCCTTGCAGTTGGTCTACAGCGTGCGCGGACACAGCCAGGCCGGGCGCAACTGGACGATCAACGAGCTGTGCCGGGTGCGCGATGGCCGGCGGAATATCGACGGCACCTACCTGGTCGTCAGCCGCGCCTTTTCGCTTTCCAAGGCCGACGGCCCGGTGACCGAGATCCGACTGGGATTGCCGGGGGTGATGGCATGAGGGGCATGATCCGGGGCATTGTGCAGGCGGTGGCCGAGGGCGTGATCAAGCGCCTGGCGGCCAGCGGCTTGGCCGGCGAGCGCTTTGCCAACCGGGAGTATATGCAGCATTACGGGTTCACCTCGCGGCCGCTGAGCGGCGCGGAGGTGATCCTCGTGCGCGAGGGCAACCACATCGTGGCGATCGCATCGGATGACCGGCGCTATCGCATCGCCCTGGACGCCGGCGAGGTGGCCCTCTACGACGATCAGGGCCAGGCGGTGCACTTGAAGCGCGGCAACGCCATGCAGGTGACCTGCACGGGCAAACTGACGGCCGACGTGGCCGACGAAGCCGAGGTCAACACGCAGCGCGCGGTGGTCAACGCCAGCGTCAGCACCACGGTGACCAGCCCGCAGGTGACGGTCGTTGCCAGCGCGCAGGTAACCTTGCAGACACCGCTGGTGGCCTGCACGCAGGATGTTTTGATTGGCGGCAATCTGGCGGTGGCTGGCAATATTTCGTTTGGCGGCGGCATGAGCGGCACGGGGGCATCGGGGTCGGGTGATATCGCAACGCCGGGTGAAATTGCCGACGGCACGCGCAAAATCAGCGAGGATCGCGCGATTTACACCGGTCACAGGCATCCTGGCGATTCGGGCGGCACGACCGGGGTGCCAGATCAGCCTATGTAAGGGAGGATAGATGGATTTTGCGATCGCATACAACGCCTTTGCGGCGGATATGAGTTGGCGGCCGGTCGCCAGCATCGAGAACAACGTGTGGTTGTCGCTGAACATCCGGCGCGGATCGTTTTTTGCGGCTCCGGACTTCGGCTTGCGGCCGCTGCCGAAAAAGAACACGGCCAGGACGGCCCGCCTCGTTGAGGCATACGTGCGCGAGGCCTTGCAATGGCTGATCGCTATCGGCCGGGCCACGGCCATCGATGTGACGGCCGAGCGTGACCCGATCGCCCATCCCAACCGCATGCTGCTCAGAGGATCGGTCACGGCCGCCGATGGCCGGCGCGTGCCTTTCGAACGATTTGTCGAGGTGATTTAATGGCGTGGGATAAGTCTTTTGATGAGGAGTTGGCGCAGATCCTGACCGATTACCGCAATCAGTCCTGGATCGATCCGGACACCGGCCAGATCTTGGCCCCGCCGGACACCTCCATCGGGTCGCTGGTGTTTATCAGTGCCGCTGTGCTGGCCTCGGCCAAATGGGGTCTGCATCGCCATCAGAGCTGGATTGCCCGGCAGATTTTCGCCGATACGGCCGATTCGGCCAATCTGGAGCACTGGTGCTGGACACGCGGGATCTACCGCAATGCGGGCGAATCGGATGCCAGCTTGTTGGCGCGCTATCTGATCGCCATCCGCGAGCCGGCGGCCGGCGGCAATCGAACCGATTATGTGCGCTGGGCCCTGGAGGTGGCAACCGTGGCTGCGGCCTGGTGTATCCCGTTGGGCAACGGCCCCGGCACGATCGATGTGCTGATTTTGGCCGCGGCGGATGCCACCGGGTCCGAGATCCCGGACCAGGCGTTGCTGGATGCCGTGCACACCTACATCGACGCGCGCAACCCGGCCGAAATGCATGCCGACGATTTGCGCGTGATGGCACCGTTTGTGGTGATCCAGGATGTGACCATGACCATCGCCGGCACCGCGGCCGATCCGGCCGAGGTGGCCGCGGATATTACGGCCTATTTGGCAGGCATGACGCCCGGCCAGGATCTGCACCCCACGCGTCTGGCGGCGTTTGCCATCGCTGCGGGCGAGGATAGCGCCGAGGTGGCCACGCCGGCGGCGCCCGTGGCAACGACCGAGTATCAGGTGATCCGCCCCGGCGTGATCACGGTAACGGTGGGCTAAATGACGATTTTAGACGAATCGGATCAACCCATATTTGACGAGACCGGCATCACGGGGATCGCCGACGAGTCCGACCCGGCTACCGGCCCCCAGCGGCACCGCTGGGTTTTAAAAGCGTTGAGCCCGCTGGCGCTGGGCCCCAACCATGAGGCCGACCTGGCGCTCAAGGGCCGTCACCTGGACCAGGTCGAAGACGCTGCCGGCACGCTGCTCACCGAAATGTTTCCCGATACCAACGCCGCTTTGCTGCCGGATTGGGAGCGCCTGCTGGGGCTTCCCGATGCGTGCGCCGGAGAGCCGGCCACGCTGGCCCAGCGTGTCGCTGCGGTGGCGGCCAAATGGGCCGAACGCCGGCAACTGTCCGTGCCCTATTTGATCGATATGGCGGCCCGGCTGGGCTTTGCGGTCACGATCAGCAACCGTGCCGCGCGCCGTTATGGCCAGGCGCTGCTGGGCACAACGTACTGCGGCAAGGGCTGGGCCAACACGATCACGGTGCATGCGCCCGGCGTGGCCGTGGCGGATCGCATCTATTTGGAGTGCCTGTTTTCGCGCCTGCGCCCGGCGCAGGTGTACCTCGATTTCGACTATTCATAAGCAAAGGCGGGACCTTAAATGGACTATCCATCAAATTCAGATGTCAACTTGCACAACGGCAAATTCACCGACGGCGATCCCGAACTGGGCATCCCGGCGTCACGCGATCCGGCCGATTGGGCCAGTGCGGTGACCGACGAAATCATCAACCTGATCGCGGCCATGGGCCTGGTGCCCGCCGAGCTCGATGTGACGCAGCTGGCCACCGGCTTTTTGGCCGAGGTGGCCGCGCGCACGGCGGCCATAGCCGCGGTGGCAGCCAAGCTTGGCACGTTCGTCAATGCGGCTGATGGCGGCGCCTATATCGACTCTCTTCGGCTTGGCATGCATCTTTCCCCGGTAGATACATGGATTACCGTGGGTCCTACTGGTTCGGGCGCTGCGAGAATTTGGGCGCCGCTTGACAGTGTCCCGGTCGACGCGGCCTGGATAGAGGTTCACTTCTGGGAGCAGGGCTATTTAAGTGAGTTGACGCCTAATACGATCCTCAACACGCAGTACCGATTCCGCAAAAACGGAACGGGAGTGTTCCCAGATACTACCTGCGGTGGAGATGGGATTGTGAATGCCAATGGTGTTGTGCGCTGGAATGTATTCACCGCAGGCATAAAAATACCTGTCAGCAACCGAATGTTTCAATTCTACCACAGCGAAACCGGATCTTCTATCATCTCCCAAGGGATGCTGAGATTGACCGGCTACGGCTATAACAGGATATAGGCCATGCTCATCACCAGCGATCAAATCCGCTCCGAACTGGGCCTGATGTGGCCTGATCTGCAGTTCATCGTCTTGTCGGATCCGGCCTGGCTGCCGACGGACAAGGCTCAGCTGCAGGCCGAATTGGATGCGTGCCCGCGGCGTCCGCGGGGCCCGATTTTCATCGAGAATCTGTGGGCCTGTGAAGAGAACGCCATCGATCTGGTGCTGACCGTGCGCAAGCGCCGCGCCGAAGCGGCCCAGCGCGGCGAAATACCGACCAGCCAATGGTTCAACCGGCCGCTGGGCTTTGTGGCCGGCACGCGCTTTAACGGGCGCGATATGAACCATTTTGCCAACATCTGCCGCACCCGCGCGGGCTGGCTGATGATCGAGCCCCAGACGCATGCCATCTGGACGCCCCGGTCCGATACGGACGATATTTACTTTCTTTTTATGTAGGAGAAGACCAATGCCACGGTATCTGATTGTCATGATTGCAACCGCCTGGCTTACCGGCTGTGCGGGCTGGGGCCGGCAAGCGCCCGATTACGAACTGCTGCGACAGGCCGAACAGGCCGAGGCCCGGATCAGCGACTACAATTTAGCCACGCCGGCCGGAGACGACTTGGTGGTCGGCGTTGACGTGTCCGACAAAGCCATGGGTTCGGCAGGCAGCACCAAAAAGTTTCTTTTACGCGAGCTGCCGGTCTCCGATCCGGTCTTGGCCGCCCTGGGAGCAAAGCAAAATACGGTATCGGCGGCAACGGTCCAGGAGATCCTCGACGGCACCGAAACCGCTCCGCGTCTGATAAGCCCGGCGCAGCTTAAGACTGCCGCCGAAACTCACGGTGGCGGTGGCGCAAGCTATCCGGGTGTGACCCCGGACGGAGCGGACGGGCTCATCGTGGCGGGCGCCATTAAAGTCGGAACGGTGAATCATGGCATTTCGCGCGTCAACGACGATCTGACCTTTGTCGACCCCAACAACCCTTTGGGCGTAACGCTTTCGCAACTGCTCGGATCAGCTGCCGGTCTGGATTGGACGGTGGACCAAGGGGCTATTGATATTCACGCGGGTAACATCCCGGATATTTCCGATACATACCTTTTAAACCCCGGCGCAGTAGCCAATGCGCTGTATGGGTGGAACTCTTCGGGCATACCGGAGGCCAAAACATCGGTCTCCGTGGACATCGATCTGGGCCTGCAATCCGCGCTTGTCTCGGGCCGTATGGGCAGAGATGGCGCTCACAACATCACCATGGGCAACGGTTCGGCCACCGAAACGTTTGCTTCCAACGACAACGCCGCGACCTTATCTAATAAAGACCTGACCGGCGCGGGCAATGTTTTTCCGGTTGCATTGGGCATCGCCTGTTCGGATGAAGGCAGCGATCTGACCGCCGGCACGGGTAAGGTCACCTTCCGGATGCCACACGCCATGATGGTGACGGCCGTGCGGGCCAGCGTCAACACAGCCCCGGCCGGTGCGACCATAACCGTGGATGTCAACGAGGCCAGCGCTTCGATTCTTTCCACCAAACTCACGATCGATGCGGCCGAAAAGTCAAGTGCCACGGCGGCCACGGCCGCGGTGCTGTCGGATACGAGCCTTGCCAACGATGCCGAGATCACCATCGACATCGACCAGGTCGGCAGCACAGTCGCCGGCAAGGGGCTTAAAATCTGGATCATCGGAACAAGGACGCTGTTATGAAGAAAAGACTCTCCATTTTACTGCTGACCATCTCCCTGATCTGCATGGCCGCGCAGGCCGACACCGTTTTTCTGATCAATGCCTATCAGTTCGGCGGCGAACCACCGACCGGCCAGAGCGTTTGCGCCGGCAACTGGTCGACCGACTGCGCGGAGACAAGCTACCCCAGCGGCTCCTCATTCAGTATTCTTTCGTCGCAGTATGTGACGGTGGTGGATTGCTTCACAGCATCAGAGGCCGGCACGGCCAACCGTATCAGATGGTATTTTGGCACTTCCAACGATACCAACGCGACCAACGTGGCCAAGGCGGTTTTTTACGTCAATCGGGTTCAGGTGGCCGAGGCCGGCATCAGCCCGGCAGCAAGCAGCTGGGTGTGGTCGGACGGCGATTTGAATGCGGCTTTTTCACCTGGAGATGAAATTTGCTACGGCGGCACGCTGCAGGGCGGCAGCTTCATCTTTCCAAGAAGCACCGGCGGATCCACGTTCGAATACCTGCGCACTGACGGCCCGGACGCCTCCGGCTACGATATGGCCGACATCAGCACGGGTTTGGAGGTCAGCTCGTATAAATACGGTTTTATCCTGGAGTACACCCGATGAAGAAAATACTTTTGACCATCGCGTTTGTCTTTGCCTGCAGCTCAGCTGCGTTCGGCGAAGATGTGGGCAAATGGAAACGGTTTGTAGTGACGCTGCCCGATGCGACCTGGTCGGGTAATCCGTTCGATGTCGCATTGACCGGCACGTTCGTCCACACCGCCACCGGCCGGACGGTCATCCAGTTGGGCTTTTACGCCGGCGCCAACACCTGGAAGATCTTTTTCATGCCGGACCGGATCGGTGCGTGGACCTACACGACCAGCTCGCCGGACAGCGATCTGAACGCGCATAGCGGTTCGTTTATCTGCATCGATGCCGGCCTGCCCGGTCAATTGATGCCCACCTTCAAGCGCTGGCTGCTCAGCGACGCGGGCAAGTACGACGCGCCGATCATGCTGCCGGTGCGCGAGTGGTTCAAAAGCACGCCCACGGCCGGCGGTGTTGGCGATTTTATCACCTGGGCCGACCAGACGGTCGGGGCGCGCATCATTGGCACTACATTGGTGTACTTTACCCACGCCCAGGAGGCCATCCCCTATGTGATCGGTGAAGAAGGGGTCACGTTCAACACGGCCATGTGGGACCGCTTAAATGACCATTACGACGCCATCCGCGATGCCGGCATGGGCCATTACATCATGTTTTTTTCTGACGATGCCGAAGCGCCCAGCGCCAACGGCATCGCCGCCCAGTCCGAAGCCGAGATCCGCCTGTTCAAATATGCCGTTGCCCGCCTGGGCTGCTATCCGATGGTGATCTGGGACACCGGCATCGATATCAGCGAGTACCGCACCAACGACTGGATCAACTGGTTCACCGACTGGTTTTTGGCCAACGATCCCTGGCAGCACCCGGTCAGCAGTCGCACCGGCGGCGGCAGCGGCGGCATTTTTCCGACCAACGCCCCTTACTACAGCGATGGCTCGGATGCCCCGCCGGATTTTGCCACCTTTGCCGCTACCTGGGCCAGCCGGGCGGTGCCAACGGCTATGACCGACCGCTGGCGCGAATACTATGTCACACGCGGTAATTTCACCCGCGCCCAGATCCGGCGCGCGGTATGGGAAATGGCCCTGGTGGCCGGCACGGCCGCCTATGTCAGCGGCAACGAAAACTCGGGCTATCTGGGGCCGACCTATGCCAGCGATTTTACGGCCGCACCCGATTGCGGCCATGCAGCCCGCTTTTTCAGGAACCGGGTGTCGAACATGGGCGACCTGGTGCCGCAGGTCGGCCTGGTGGTGTCCGGCAACGCGGTCGCCCTGGCTGCCAATCCCGGACAAGAATACGTGGCCTACTTTCCGTTCGGCGGGGCGGCCGAGCTGGACCTGTCGCATGTCGCAGGCCTTGCGGCCTACGCCTGGTACAACCCTTTGACCGGGGCGTATCAGATCCAGGGAGAAGTCACGGGCGGATCGGTGGTGGCATTTACGGCACCCGACAGCAACGACTGGACCCTGCACATCTACACGGTGTCGTCGGCCACCACGCCGACCAACGTTTCGATTGCAGGCGGCAGTACTTTTCAGATCGGCGCAGGCGCCGGCACGCTGGCGATCAAATAGCCCATCACTGGGCCTGACCGTGACAATTAGTGTAAATCTCGTGCTGGCCAGCTGAGTCAGCCATCACATTGTATTCGGGCCAACATCTTAGTTAGCCTTGAAATATAGAGAAAGGCCACCCCGCAGGAGTTAGCAGCTCCTGCGGGGCGAAGAGCTGAAGGGACAGCCCAACATCCTGAACGGACGGCCTTACTGCTTAGGCCAAAGGCAGAATGCCGAATAAAACCGTCCAATACATACAGGAGTTTTGCAATGGACAGCCCTCTGGCCTATATCGGTGGAAAATCCAAGCTTTCAAAGACCATCATTTCAATGATCCCGAAACATCGCGCCTATTGCGAGGTATTTGCCGGCGCGGCCTGGGTATTTTTTCGCAAGGAGCCGAGCAAGTACGAGGTCATCAATGACCTTGACGGTGATCTTGTATGTTTTTATCGGGTGATTCAAAATCATCTTGAGGAATTTTTAAGGCAGTTTAAATGGCTGATCGCCTCAAGGGAGTGGTTTGAAGATTGGAAACGTCAGCAGGCCGCCGGCGGGCTTACTGATATTCAGCGCGCCGCGCGCTATTACTACCTGCAACGGCTGTGTTTCGCTGGCAGGGTGAGGGGCCGCACGTTTGGTGCATCGCCCATGAGTAGACCCAGAATAAACCTGCTGCGTATAGAGGAAGAAATGTCAGAGGTGCACTTGCGACTGTCCGGCGTCACCATCGAACACTTGACCTGGCAGCAGTTCATTAAAACCTATGATAAACCTGGCACGTTCTTTTTTCTCGATCCACCCTATTACAAAGCGCCCCATTACAACCATAATTTCGGATTGGCTGATTTCGAAGAAATGGCAGAAAAACTGAAGGACCTGAATGCTGATTTTATCCTCAGCATCGGCGACCATCCCGTTATGCGCGATGTTTTCCGAGAATTCAAACTCAAGCCGGTCAGTTTGACATACAGCGCCTCCAGAAAAGAGGTGTCAAAAGCGCATGAGCTACTTGTAACCAAGTAG